ACATCCCGGCACAGCAGCCGTCGGGTGATGTAGTCCTGTTTGGTAAGGCCGGAGAGCCGCACAGCGGCAATTTCCCCGTTTTCCACTTCCGGCTGAATCCTTATGGCTACTAAATCCCCATTAAGCACAGTGGGGGCCATACTGTCCCCTTTGCATATAAGGGCAAAGTTTGCATGCCACACACTGGGTAAACTTACGCTTTCTTCTATATTCTCTTCGGCTAGAATAGGATCTCCACAAGCTATCTGGCCTACCAGCGGAACACTGGACATCTCAGGTAATGGCTGGAAGCCGATGGGAATTATATTAGCGCGACCATCGCGCTCTATCGGCACATTGTACCCCATTAGCCAAGGAATGGCGACCCCCAATGCCTTTGATAATTTTTCTAAATTTCTTTGGGTAGCCTTGTACCCTCCATTTCTATATTGACTGATAGCACCTTCACTGATTCCCGATATTTTAGCTAAATCAGCCGGCTTCATGTTTCTTATACTTAAGGCTTCTTCTAATCTATCTTTGAAAGTTGCCATGAGACTCACTTCCCTTCTAAAAAGCACTATACCATGAATCTTTAGAAATTTCAAGAAAAACTTTAGAAACCTATTGACTTTAGAAAACGAAAGTGTTACAATGTCTTCAGAACAACAAAAGAAAGGAGGAGAGCACATGATTCAATACAATTATAGTAAACTGTCTGGCCGAATGAAAGAATACGGATATACGCAGGAATCGCTTTCAAAAGGCATTGGGGTTAGCGAAACAACCTTAAATCTAAGCTTGAATAATAAGCGAAATTTTAAACAGGATGAAATGCTTAAAATTTGTGAGCTACTTCATATTTCTAACGAAAGGCTTACAGAATATTTTTTTACTCATTAACTTTAGAAATCTTAAGAAATTTTCCCGTACGGGCCCATAGAAGGAATGGGGTGAGAAAATGAAAAAAGACATCAATATCCCTAAAATCGATATGAATGAAGAAAGCCCTCAACTGCCTCCGTTTGTGGAAAAAGTGACAGGGCAAATAGACTGGATACGGTATTATATTGCAACTACTGAATCTGCATTACGGACAAAAATCAATGTTATTTGGATCGTAGTTCTTGTTCTTTGCTTTATAGTAGGATTCCTGTTTGCAAATCTATTGTGCTAACCCAAGCATGAATCCGAATACAGCGCTTGCAGCAGCGAGCAATACAGAACATATAGACTTTATGAACTGCATTTTTAATTCTGCAAGGTATATTACGCCTTCTTTTGAAACTGCGATTTTCCATTCAGTGACTTGTTTCATTTGCACTAATCCCATGTTGAACAAGACACAACAAGTCTTCCATTGTAAACGATTCGCCCATTGGGATAGGAATGGGATACGCCATACCAGCGGTAAAGCATGAAGACAATTATACGAGACAGCAAAAGCGCTTGGTGATGAAATTTCTTGGTGAGTTTTTAAGAGTATTGCACGCAAGACCAAATATTGCATAATAATCGACACTAGGGGTCGCCTCCTTTCCACCTTATTATAACGTGGCCCAGGAGGAAGAACAAGCAGACACGCCCCCACTCGCTATGTGAAGGGCAGAGAAATTTTTAGGAAGGAGAAAGTATGAATATCTGCGACGCGGTTAAGGCGCGAACTATAAACAAGCCGTATATAACACGGCAGTCTTGGAATTATCCAACAAGTGTATGGTGTAATGCTGCGGTTAAAATTTTACCTACAGATACGCCGGATTGCTGCACAATTGAGAGCGTGGCAAGCAATGCCCCCTGCCGAGGGTGGCAGCCCCAGGCAGAGGATTTAATTGCGGACGATTGGATCACGACTACTTAGAACCAATCACGAATTTCCTTGACGAATCTATAGCCCTTTTTTAGCATTGTGTTTTCATCGCATTCTTGTATAGATTGAATCTTCAAGGCAATTTCGCAGGGCTCATTGTTGCTATAGTGTACCGACAACAATCCATCGGAATCAAGCATACGAATAGCGGCATGTACTAAATGTGGCGGTTCTTTCGGAAACAGCGTAACCAGTTTGCTCGCACACGAAAATTGGTTCCCTTGCTCAATAAAATCTCGACACATGGAACAAATAATTTTGTCCGCTATTTTACAAGCTTTCAAAAAACCACCTCCCTTCCCCGCTCCTATTATACAGCCCAGGGAAAAGAGGGACAAGGTTATTCACAATTATCAACCGAGTTTTCAACAAAAGGAAGGAGGCCAGAACATGGAGGAAAGCATATATGAGCTTCGCGAGGCCGTCGGGCTGGAGGAAATCAACCGGCTGCTTGCGACAGGCCGTTGGAAGGTTCGCAGCTTAGATTGGGACGATGAAATCCCGGTAGCTAAATTGGTTCGTAACAAAAGGTGAGGGAGGGAAAGCAATGA